TCATCTCTTCGCGAGAATGCGCGCCACCTTCTCCAGACTGCGGCCGCCGAAATAGGCGGTGAGCACGATCATGGCCCATTGCGCCACGTCACCGGACAGTGGGGCCGTGGTGCCGAGCCCCAGGACCTTGTCCCAAACCACGGCCTTCCACACGTAAATAACGAACGCGAAGGCGAACAGTGGTCGCGGCAACGCCGTGTACCACCGCCCCTGTTCCGCAACCAAGATTTCGGTCGCCAGTTCGCGCTCGTGCTGCTCCAGCGATAGCTCACGCGCGGCAAGATCCGCGGCAATCTTTTCGCTGGTATTCTCGGCTGTAAGCTTAGCGCGATAGGCGTCAAGCGCGGCTTTCGCGAAGGGCCCGCCAAGCAAACTGCCCAACCAGCCAAGAAGCGTGGACAGCATTTACTTCGCGCTCCCCGCTGTGCGCCGCCGTGCGATCTCCGTGATAAGCCCGATCGCGATGACGTAGTAAGGAATATATTTGGATTGCAGCGCGGTCTGGATTGCGCCCGTCACATTGGGATCTGACGCGAGCGCCATCAGCGCGGCGGCGGCGATCCCTGCCAATATCTGCACGCGCGCCCAAAGGATGGTGACCGAGTCGTTGAACCAGGATTTCATCTTGACCCACATTGATTGCATGTCTCCAAAGTTGTGTTTCATGGTGATTTATCCGCGCATTGCCACGCGGGCCTTGAAGGTATTCGCCGCCATCGCTAACGCCGCCGATCTCACCTCAGCCACCCGGCAGCCCCAGCCGACGCCGAAGACCGGCCAGGTCTTCAGTGATTGCAAAAAGTGCAGCCGCTCGTCGCAGATCGAGCTGACCAGACTTTGGTGATCGCTCGTATCCGCTGCGGCGATAACTGCATCGAGGCTTGAATTGGCCGGCAGCGAGAGCATGCGCCGCAGTACCTTGCCACTGCGCCCGAGACCGGAATTGACGCCGTAATCGAAGATCACGTAGTCGACGCCGGGCGGCAATTCATCGCAACGTTGTGCATCCCAATATCTGCTGCGGTAGATGCTCTTCGCCTCGCTGAGCTTCATCCCGCGCACGTCGGCCGCCGTCGCGTCTGGCTTCACGTATCTGCGGTAATCGTCGATGGTGATGCCGAAATTGGTCGGCCCGCCCGGATCGCTCGGATGGTTTGTGTAGCCGCCTTCATGCGCAAGCAGCAGCGGCAAGCAAATTTCGTATGTCGATTGCATCGCGTCACGAACCTGGAACGGACATTTCAAGGAAGTAGACGATGAGACGCACTTTGCCGGTGGTGAAATTCCCGCCGTTGGCGGTCACACGCACTTTGGTGTCGGCATAGAAAGCGGTCGGGCCGATCACACCATTATTGGTAGAGTTGAGCGCGGCACCGAGCAGGTTGCCGAATTGGGTGGCGTTACCCAGGATGCCGACGCCGTATGAGGTTGCGCCGGTGATTGCCAGCGTGGTGCGTGACGACACGCCGAGCACGACCGCGCGGTCAGGGATAAAGGCCGTATCTGCGGTCTCGACAAAGGCGCCGGCAAGCGTGAGCTCTTCTTCCTTGGCGCGCAGCGTTACGCGGCCGCCGTGGGCGGTCAGGGAAATCCCGTCGCGCCAGATGCCGTCTTCGTAAGTGACTGTCAGCCGCTCGGCTTTCACCCAGGCCTTGAGGCCGGACACTGGAACAATGCGGGTCCAGCCGCCACCACTGTAAAGCGCGACCTGCCCGCTCCAGCCGGCCCAGACGCCGGTCGCGCCAGAAGCCGGAATGTAACAAGCGCCTTCAGCCGGAGTGCCGGGCGGCGTTGCGAGCGTGCGGCTTTCGACCGCAATTTGGGTGAGCACGTCGAGCAGCGTGAGCGCTTCATTGTGGGTGACGTGTTTTTGCGCCTGCGCGGCTTCGATCACCGGCAGGCCGAGACGAGGTGTGTTGGTCATGATGCCTAGGGGGTTAGAATTGCGTCGGCCGTAAATCCGCGGCCAACAGTTGCGGATAACTGCGTGAGACGCACATGCAGGCTCGCCTGCGGCGCGCCGAAGTCAGATATTTCATCGGCGGAGGCGTAGATCACGGATGGAGTCGTCGATGTGAGCGAGCGCACAACATTGGAGCCGGACAAAACGTCGAGCGCGTATTGCTCGTTCGCCTCGCCGAGCGGCACCTCGCCCACCCAGGTATCACCGTCCATGCGGGTACGACGGATCCAGCTAAAGTCGACTCCGCCGGCTTTGCGCACCGCATTGAGATGGATGGGTGCTAAAGGTTTGAGCGCGGTCGCCTGCGGTGTTGCGCTTAGCGCAAGCGCAGTTGCGTCACCGTGATCGCGGCCGGCCATAACGACGCGCAGTTGCAGACTGCGTTCCAGCGCATCCAGCCCGCTTGCGATGGTCACCACGTGCTGGTCGAGCAGCACGAAGGGCGAACCCGCGGCGAGCGGCGCGCCCATCGCCCATTCGCTGCCGGCCTGGCCTCGCAGCAGGCGCGACAACAAGTAAGTGCGGTCGGCCACCAGCTCCGCACCGGAGAACTGCATGACTTCCCAGGCACCGTCGGCGCGCTGGACCGCGGCAGCATTGGCGCCACCGAACAATGCAGTGTCCGCAACAGAATTCAGTGCGCCACCGTAAAGCTGCACGCGAAAAGCCGCGCGCTGCCAGCGCGCGGTCGGTCCCGCCGGCAAATCGTCGAGCGTCTGCCCGACCACAGATGGCGCCAGCGCCAGTCCGGCCTGCCTGTAGCTCAGGCCGTCATTCGACGACCACACCGTCACAGGTCCGGGCCAGGGATCGGCAAACACGGCAAGCCGTGACAGCACGGGTGGCTGTTCTGCACCAAGTGCCGGCAGGTCGAGCACCAGTGCATGCACGGGGCTGATTGAAGGCGGCACTCGGGGTAGATTCCGGCGCGGCGGCGCAAGCGCCAGATTGAAAACTTCCGGATCGATAGAACGCCCTCTCATCCCCCGGTTTTCGGTCTCGCTGATCTCCTGCAATTCGATCAGCCGGCGCCGGCCGTTGACACTCAGTCTCGCCACATCGCCAAGACCAAGCGCAAGCCGGCTCGGGGGTAGCGTAAAATCCGCGCTTTCGCGGCCCGCCCATAGATCCTGCAGCCAGATTTCGGCGCGTCTTTCCGCTTCGCTATTGTTGGTGACGATCGCAAGGTCAGCATGGGCGCTCCGTGCCGATCCTCCGACCAGACGGCGCGAGACCGCAGCCCCTCGCTGATAGTCCGCGCCGACATCGGTGAAACCGATTGTCACTTCCCGCGGCAAATCGCTTTCCTGCATCCGCGTCAACCGCGCCGGGACGCCTTCCTCCGGCAAGACCAGATCGTCCTCACCAAGTTCGACGACCGGCAGGCCGCCGCGTTGGCGAAACCGCAACATGCCGTCTTGCTCAAAAGCATCGAACGTGAAAGTGAGCGCCAATGGATCGAGCATGGCGCGTGGCGCCATCGGCCGGTCCACCACATAGCCATCCGGCCCCTCGCCCAGCTCGCCGGAATCAACGCCGGTCACACCGCAATCTGACAGGATTGTCGAGACCAGCGCGTCGAGCGGGGTCGATCCGAGTCGGCCCGTGAGCCAGTGTCCCGTCTCCCAGTTGGTGGCATCGCTCCACACATCGGTCGCCGCCGGAAACGCCGGATAAGGCCGCGCATCCCATGTCCACACCTGGATGCTGTCCGGTGGGACCATCAGGTCGCCATAAACCTGCGACACCGGATTAAGCATAGCATCACCGAATGTCGGATCGAACGCACCGAGAACCGCTTCAAGGTAACGGCGCTGGATCAGGTCGTCGCGTTTGCCATTGGAAAAATGCGGCAGACCCGCTTCGGACGATTTCGGATCAGGGAATACGCTCGGCTGATTGGCGCCCTTGTCGACCGCCGGGCAGCCGACCTCGGTGAGCCAGATCGGCTTCGACCGTGGCAGCCACGCCGTCGAGTTGGCGAGTTCGACACCTCCGACGCGTTCATAGTGCGGCTGCGACCAGAAATTCCAAAGATCCTTCTGTCGGAAAATCCACGGCTTCCCGAGCCCGTCAGTGATCGTGCTCCGCGTCTGGGTACTCCTCGCGGCGTCGTCGGCGTAGTACCAGTCGTAGCCCTCGCCACCCGCAAGATTTCCGGTGAGATAAGCCAGCCGATACGGACTGTCGGTCAGCGTCAAATCGCGCTGGTTGCCGGCCTCGCGCCAGTCGGACAATGGTGCGTAATAGTCGATGCCGATAGCATCAATCGACGGCGAGGCCCACAATGTGTCGAGCGGAAAGCGCACCTCATGGGCGGCGGCATCAACGACATGCGATCCGTATTCCGTCCAGTCGGCGCCATAGGTGACCAGGGTACCGCTGCCCACGATCGCTTTCACATCGGCGGCGAGCGTGGCGAGAGCATTGACCGCTGGATAGACGCCGGGGGCCGAACGCACGCGCGTGAGTGATTTTAATTCCGAGCCGATCAGAATTGCGTCGACCCCGCCCGCACTCGCAGCGAGCGCCGCGTAGTGTAAAACCATGTTGCGATAATTACACTGGTCCGCACCGCCGCTGAAGAAGGCGTTGATCTGGGTCACTGCACCGGCACTGCCATCGGGCGAGCCGGTCTGTCCCGGCGCCGGATCGCACGTGATGCGTCCGCGCCAGGGATAGGCCGGTTGCGATACAGCGCCCGTCCACGGATCGTGCAGGGCATTGCCCGGTGCAATGTCCATCATGAGAAAGGGATAGAGCGTGGCCTTGAGGCCGCGATTTTTCAGCTCCGCAATCAGATCGCGCACGCTTTGATCGGATGGCGTGCCGCCGAAAGCGGGGCGGCCATCGACGCTCGAAACGAGGCGCGCTGTCGCGCGATCCAACCCCGCGACCGACCAGTTCCCAAAAAAAGTCTGCTTTGCGCGATTGTCGACACCCGGCATGATCCGGCATTGACCGCAGCGCAGGTCGGTCCCGAACCACGCCACCACGATCGCAACGCGTTCGATATTCGGCGCGACCGCCTGCAATTCATCGAGCGCGGCAATTACGTCGGATGGCGCATGTGTAATATGTCTGTTCTCCGGTGCCGACTGGCCTGGCCCGAGTGTCCGCACCACCGTTTTTGGCTCATAGCCAAATTCGGTCGCGCCTGGGATGAGGGTGACCGCCCGCACCATCTGCTCCAGGCGTCCCACCGGGCGCAGTACTTCGAACGACATTTGCGGAATGCGGTTGCCAAAATTTGCCAGCGGCAGCCGTTCGAACACTACGTAGGCAAGCCCGCGATAGGCTGGTGCATCGCCCTCCTTGGCGACGATCAACGGATCGGGGGTCTGGATCTCATCGCCGGTGTATGCGCGTACAGTGAGACCGGACAGATCGAGCGGCTTGCCGTCGGCCCAGACCCGCAATACGCCGCCGATCGGGCCCTCGCACAGACCCACGGCAAGATTGGCAAAGTAGGAATAAGTCGTCGTGTTGGTGGTGATGGCCGGTCCACCGCCCATACCCTTGCCGCCGCTGTTACCTGTGGTCTGCGATGTGGTGCTCACCAGCTCTTCAAGGTTGGTGGCCCAGATCACCTGCCCCGGCAGCCGCACGCGTCCGTAAACGCGCGGAATTGGCGCGCCTTCGGTCGAGGCCATCACCTCGAGGTCGGCGAGCCGTGGGCCCTCTTGCGAAATCTCGCGGCGGCTCGCGAACAGCGCGCGATCAATCGCGTTGCCGGCGAGCGCGCCGACGAGGCGGCCGGCGATGGCGCCCGCCGGTCCAAATACTGCTTTGCCGGCGGCAGCGCCGGCGGCTGAAAGAACGAGTGCAGCCATTAGTCGATAACTCCGGGAAATTTGAATGCGTAGGCCAGGCGTCGTCGCCACCAGGGCGCGATCGCGACTTCGGCGACCGCCGCGCTGTCATGGGCGTGCACCATCGCATCACATGCTGTGACGATGGCGGCATGCTTGGCAGGTAGATTTGCGCGCCAGCGGAACAGGATCAGATCGCCGGGAGCGATGACGTCGAGGGGGATAGCAATCAGGTGCCGACCGGCGGCGGCAGCCAGAGCTTCCTCGCCTGTTGCCTCGGCCCAATCGGGGGCGTAGGGCGGCGCAAGCTCTGGCTCTTGTCCGATAATGGCGCGCCATACACCGCGCACCAGGCCGAGACAATCGCAGCCAACGCCCTTGAGTGACGCCTGGTGCCGATAGGGCGTGCCGATCCAGCGCCGCGTTTCCGCGACGATGTCTTGCCGATGAATTGACATGGATCAGCTCCGCCGGCTCTTGCCGTCATTGCCCGGCTGGCCCTGCACGGGATAGCTGATGACAAAATCGTTGCCGGGGATGTGCGGAAAACCGCGGAAGTTCGTGACGTTGTTGAAGCGGTCGTGGCAAGTCTGGAAGCGCTTGTCGCAGCCGGCGGTGACGATGAAAGTGTCGTCCACCGCAATCGGCTCCGGCATCGCCTGCCAGAGATTGAGCGTAACGACGTCAGTCTTGCGATGCGCCTTCACCTCGACACTCAGACCGTTATTGGCGCCGCTTGTGAATGTCAGCTTTCCCGCGGTGAACCAGCCGTCCCCGAACTCGTCGAGGCCACCGGCTGAGAAGGCTGACGTTGCATTGAGCGCGACCACAGTGCCACTTGCGCGAAAGCGAATATTGCTGAGATCGATCTTGCAGCGCGCATCGCCAAGGTCGGCCGAACACGTGACGGTATAAAGCCGCCCGCTCTCCTGCGACAGACGCTCGCTCAGGCCGCGGAGTTCCGCGGTGAAAGCCGCACCCTCACGGCTTACTTCACCGAGGGTGCCCTTTGCCAAGAGAACGCGGAGATCCGGCTCCGTCCAGTCTACGAGCCACACGTCGACAACCGCCCCGTCGTAACGGCCAGCGGCAAGATCGGCCTCGTTGAGCGTTTCGTCGGCCAACGCGCCCGAAAGCTCCGAACTATCGACCGCGAGGCCGAGCTTTTGCAGCGCCTCGGTTCCCGACAATCCGCTGCCGGCGCGGCAATCGGTATCGCCAAGCACGACATCTTCGTCGTGGTCGGTGAAGCCTTGTGTCACGCCGTCAGATCGTCTGATCACCCAGCAGCGGCATAGCGTTGTGACGCTGGAGTCGAGCTTGGCTTGCAGTGCCGATGGAACGGTCCTCATGGTCTGATCTCCACCAGCGGGATTTTCGGAATCATGCCGGCCGCAAATGCCGAGAGATCCACCTCGAGATAATCCGTGTCGAAACGTACCGGCACATCGAACAGGAAGCCGGCAGTGACGGCTGCGCCGCTCGGGGGGATGTGGCCGGCGAGAAAAGTAATGACACCGGTTGTTGGATCCGCAGTGAATGTTGTCCCCTCTCCCACTTCGCTTTCCGCGACCGCGACGCGAACGCTGCCAGGGACCGGTTTGGCAATAGGCCGCTGATACGGCGAATAGAGCGCGCCGTAGGTCTTGCTGAGCTGGAATGTCGCCGTCACGCCGTCGCCGGTGCCAATCACCTGATCCGTCGGCGTCACCGGAATTCCCGGTGCGGCCGAGGAATGGTCGAGCTGGTCGCGCCAGCGGAAGCCGTGGAGCCGCCCTCGCCGCTCCTCAAAAAAAGCGAGCACATGCGACAGCGCTTCGAACGTTTTCACGCCATAGCCTGCGTCAAAGCGTCGTCGTGAATGCGCCCAGCGTGCGTTGCGCTCTTCGGCGCCCGAGCCAAGCAGGACCACATCCGTGCGCCTTTGCGGCCCGCCGGCGCTTTTGAGCGCAATATCGAGCGGAAACAGGATTTCGTGGAAGGATGACATTGTTCAAAACCCGCGCTGGCCGCGCGCAACCGCGCGGGCGATTTGACCCGTAATGTAGGCTTCCGAGCGCCGAAAGCTCTGCGCGTCGGGAGTCGCTATCTGGATGGTGACATTCGACGGCTGCTCCCCGCCGCTCATCGCAATGCCCAGGCGTCCGTCGGAGCCGCGCGTCAGTGGAACAATCGCTTCCGGCCCGGCTTCGCCCGCCAGCCCGAGACCCCCCGACGACAGCGGAAAATAGGTCGGCGCGCCGATCACTCCGCCCGATGCGAAAGGTGTGATTGCGCGCATGCGCATGGTGTCGGACGATCCACCACCGCCGAACAGGCCTTCAAAGACCTTGCTCAGACCACCGGCCAGATCTTTGGCGACCGGTCTGAAGGCTTGCGAAATGGCCATACTGGAAAGTCGCAAGGCGAGCTGCTTGAGCACGTCGTCAAACTGCTTGCCGCCGGTGCTCGCATCGGCAAAGGCCTTGCTGATGGCCCTGGCGAATGCCGCGGTGCTCACGCCCAGCAGGTTGGTGCTGGTGCGCACCTTGTCGACGGTGTCGGGTAAAATTCCCGGAACAAATGTATCTGCAAAACTATCGTTATCGCTCATCGGGATATCTCTTCATAAGGTCAGTGAATGTATGGCGATCGAGCGGCGCGACGCGGCCGGTTACCGCCTCAACGGCGTAGGCGAGTTCGCGCGGCGTCATGCGCCAGAGTTGTTCTGGCGAGAGCCGCAACACGCCGAGCCCAAAGCCAATCGCCTGCTTCCAGGGAAACGGGGTCATACTTCGGCCTCGCCGAAAGTCGCTGCAATCAGCTTAGCGACGATCCGCACATAGCCCTGCGCGCCGCCTTCGATCGCCATGGCGGCCACGTCCGCATCGCTCAGTGTCTCGCCTGCCCCGCGCAGGCCGGCGCCGATGATGCGCGTGAGATCGCGCGCCTTCATCCGGCCGGATCCAAAGCGTTCGGTCAGCGCAACCAGATCATCTGCGCCGAAGGCATCTTCGAGTTCCGCAAGAGCGCCGAGGGTGAGCACCAGCCGGCGCCGCGCGCCGCCGATGTCTGCTTCGATTTCACCGCGGTGACGATTTACCATTGCTCTGTCCTTTCATCTGTGATGGCCAGGCTTGACCCCGCAAACTCGCCTAGACTGTCTCGCCGCTTCGCGGCGGCCCGGTGATGACGGGTTAAGTTGAGACAATTCGCCATGTCATGCCGCCGTGAAGGTCAGCTCGCCGGCGGATTCCAGTGACATGTCGAATGTCACCTCGCCATTGTGCTCGCCGGCAAATTCAAGGCCCGCGATCTGGAACGGCCCCTGCACCGTGCCGAACGTGGGAATGACAATCTGATAGCCGACGACGCTCCCGTTGAAGAATGCCTGCCGCAACAGTGCATCGCTTGCGGCGTCCTTGAACAAGCCGCGTCCCGAGATGGACGCGCGCTTGACGCCCGCGCCGTCGAGCAGCTCCCGCCACCGGTTGACGCTTTCCGCGTGCGTAATATCGACAGACTCCGCATTGAATGCGAGCCGGCGTGTCCGCAGGCCCGCAACAGTCGTATATCCGGAGCCATCGGCGATCTTGACGAGCAGGTCCTTGCCTTTTTGAGCAGTCATTGAAGTGTTCCTTTGTTTAGGCGGGTTCGGTCACCGCGCGGAAGCGCACCAGCGCGTGATAGGTGCGCCCGTCGGCTTCACGGCGTATGTCCGCGACCGAAAAACGAAAATTGACGAGATGGTGGCCGGCGAGCGTGAGCGGTGCGTCGTCGAGCGCCTGCATGAGCGCACCGGTGATTAAATGCGCTTCGCGGTGCCCGCCCTGGCGCGACCAAGCATGCAGTGTTAGCTGATGCTCCTCTGCTGGCTCATCTCCGGCGGAAAAATCGACGATGCGTGCCTCACCGAGCGTGACATATGGGAATGCGGCCGCGCGCGGCGGCTCGTCATAGACTTTGGGGCCGCCGAGAACGGAAATGAGGCCGCTATCGGAAATGAGCGCATCTTGCACGGCGGCGCGAAGCGCAGTTGACGCGTTGATTGTCATGTTAATTTCCTTGTCAGTCCTCACGTTCCTCGGCTTCGATCGCGAGGAAGCGACGGTCGGCGCTCGGGCTGATGGCCAGAATGCTGTAGATGCGCGTGCCGTCCTGCAAACGGTGACGCGTGGTGATATCGGCGCGTACGCGCACGATAATGCGGTAGCGCACTTTGCCACCTGTGGTATCGGCGGCGACACTTGCGGCAGCCGACAGTGGCAGGACTTGCGCCCAAAGCGTTGTCACGACGTCGTAGAGACGCGTCACACCGCCGGTGCCATCATCGGTTTCAACCGGCGCTTCCAGCAGCAGCCGGCGGTTCAGATCGCCGGGCGCGGTCATAGCGACAGCGTCCGGTATGGTGCGATGAGCGCGGCAAGGCTCGCCGGCAGGACCAGGGATTCATTGGCGGCGCCGACCAGGCCGCGATTCTCGTACCAATGCGCAACCAGCAGACGGAGCGCCTGGCGCAGCGGCTCCGGCACATCGGTCGCGGCATCGCCAAACCCGATCGTCACGTCGAGTTCGATGCCGGCGGCGATCCGGCCGGGGACCGATAGCATCCAGGGCATGAAGGCGAGCGTCGAGGCACCGAAATCCGGCACAAAGGCCTGCGTATCGACGCTTTGCGGATGGCCCTGGAGGTCATAGACCCGCACGGCGTCGAGCGACCGGAGCGGTCCCGGCTTCACCGCGATGCGGCCGTGGTGTGGCCAGCGGTCGAACGTCAGGCGCCACCTTTGCGTTACTAGCGCTATTCGTGCTTGCGCTTCGACGTGCATGCGCGCGCCGGCAACCAGCGCGCGAATGACCTCATCGTCGTCGCTGTGCTCGACGCGCAGGAATGTCTTGGCCTCCTCGACCGATAACGGCTCAACGGCAGGCTCTGTCAGCAAGATCGAACTCAT